CAGTAAAGTTTCCAGAGATTATATTTCCCGATTGTGTATGTATGGATGATATAAAAAAGAAACTGGCGGAGAACTTTATTGCCATTCAGGAAAAAGATGTAATAGCCAATCGGGTGATGGATGATTATGAAATCTCAACTATTCGTGCTAATTACGGTGAAATTGCGGAAGAACAGATGCCGGAATTAGAAGCGCAATTAGAGTCGTTAAAAGCTAAATTCAATAATGAAAAGAAGGAGTTTGAAGCGAAAATTTCAGCGTTACATACCCAATTTAAGGACCTTGTTAATCTTGCTAAAAAAGGAGTTAGAGATTATCCCCTAAAAATGATTGATACCTTCCGTATCCCTGTTATGGGGTATTATTTGTATTACTCATGGGTGAATGATGCTTTTCGTTTGGCATTGGTTCAGGAAATTCCGAAACACGAATACAATGACTTGTTTAACTCTGGAGAAAAGAACCAGGAAGCATTTAAGGAATTAGGTTATGATCTTCCTAATATTGATTTCAAGGATACACGAAAAAATGTTCGTCAGTTTGGTGAGGGTGAGAATATTGTTGAGGTATGGGAAGAAGATGGATATGATGTTTGGTTGGAACAATGGATAGAGGATTTGGTTGATTCATCAACCGGTGAATCTACATCTGTTCAACGACATGAATTACATCGTTCTCCAATAGAAGAAAGTCCATGGAGAAAGGAGGAAAATAATGACGAGACTAGCACACAAGAAGGGGAGGCCATCGAAGTATCGGAAGAGCCTGAAGAATAACCCATATTGGGAGGAAGTGAAACGAAAGGTTCGTATTCGTGACGGGCATCGTTGCCAAGTATGCGGTAAAACCTACAATTTAGAGATTCATCATAAAGTCTATGAGGTTGCGGGATATTCTATCGTAGGTCATGAATTAGAGTTCTTGTATTGCCTTGAAACGCTATGTGAAGATTGTCATGCAATGAAGCATGGTAAATAAATAATCCCGGTGTCCGTTGGTTCGGTATCCGGGAACTATTTTTAAAATAACTTATATGAAACAGATTAGTACTAAACAAGCACAACGTAACAGAGAAATAGCCAAGATTAAGGAAAACCTTCCTTCCTATTGTGTTATATGTGGTAAACCGGCTGTAGATGCTGCACATTTAGTTCCCAAAAGCATGTATCCCGAACACTATACAAATCCCTTGAATATAGTTGGATTGTGCCGGGAATGTCACAATAGGTATGATAATGATTTGTCCTTTAGACGCAAACAAAAGCGTCTAATAGAGCGTGTGAAGTCTTTTGATGAATGTGCAGCAAATAGATATTTTCGTTTATGAATAGTTATCAGTTAATATCCAAGCTTCGGAAGATTAGAAATGATACTTATCTCACTGCAATAGATCAGGCATTATATTATGAACTAATATCTATTTGCAATGAAAAGGGATGGAAAGAGGTGTTTGAGGCTCGTAGTTCTGTATTATGTACTTCATTGAATATATGGGATAAAACACTACGAAAATCACGCAAAATACTTGCTGATGCAGGTTTAATATCTTTCGAATCATGTAGAGATAAGAGGGTAGGATGCTATTATTCTTTTCAGACAAACCTAAGTAATGATATTAAATCATCGGTAATATCATCGGTAAATGGTACTGATGAAAATACCGGAGAAAATACTGATGATAACAAAATAGGAGATACTCAATCATCAGTAAATAATACGGTAATTTCTTCGGTACTACGTACTGATGAAAATACTGATGATAAAAATACTACTCCGGTAATATCATCGGTAAATGGTACTGATGATATTGAAATTTCACCTATTATAGATATTAATAAAACTATAAACGTAGAGAGTCACGCACACGTGCGTGAGACTCCCCCCTCTCCAAAGAAGAAATCCCGAAAGGAAAAAGGGGATGAAACTCCGTTGGTTTACCCTTTCACTTCTATGGCTTTTATGTCAGCATGGGAAGCACTCCGTAAAACTCCGAAATGGAAGAAGAAGCTTAACTATGCTCTTCAGCTTTCGCTTGATAAACTTTCCAAGTTTGAAGAAGAGTTTGCCATTCGGCAGATTGAAAGAGCAATTGAGTCTGATTGGACGGGAGTCGTATTTACAGGAACTGAACGAGATTATCAAGAATGGTTAAAACAGAAGTATGGAAACAATCAGAACAATCGGGGAGATAATCCCAGTAGTGAAATTAGGTCAGCAGGAATTAAATCAATCTCCTTCGGTTAAATTTCACATCAAAGGCAAGGAGATAACATGGGGCGAGGACCTAGTAGAACATTTCTGGAAAAAAGAGTTTATTAACTCCATGAAGGAAGTAGAACCGGGATTTATCATTGACGAACGCAACAGAGTACTATTATCCGAATTGTATGATTATGTATTGGGCAGAAGTAAGATGTTTGATTCCTCAAAAGGATTGTTTTTGTGGGGACCTATTGGGGTCGGAAAGTCTGTTTTGATAAAAGGGCTACAGCGTTATCTAGGGAAGATTAACCGTTTACGATACGGATGCAATAACGATCACATCGGTTTTAGACTCACTAGTGCAATAGAAATCTCTCTTATGTATGCAGAGAAAGGTATGAACGGGCTATTTCGGTTTACTGATCGTGAATACATGTGTAATCTGGCTATTGATGAATTGGGACGTGAACCTACAGATTCAAAGCATTACGGGACCGGGATAAATGTCATACAAACCATTTTACAACTTCGATATGAAGTCAGAAGGGAGTTTATTACCCACGTTACGACCAATCTCGATCCAAATACAGAGTTTGGAAACAAATACGGTGATTATATCGCTGATCGTGTAAAAGAAATGTTTAACGTCATAGAACTAAAAGGATCGTCCCGGCGATGATACTCGCATAGTGGTTTATCAGATCGCTATTTTTTTTATTTAATAACCAAAACGTTTTCCTGATATCGGGAAGACGATCAATACAATACAGTAATGAATAAAACTCAAAAGGAATTGTTAGCAAGGCTTATGACTGTTACAAATAGTCTTGGAGGTACGCTTGACGGAACTGCAACTTGTGAGCAAAAGTATATTGATAGACAACGTGCTCACATGCTCTCATACAAGGTCATATATGGTTTATTTGGCGATAATCCTAATAATCCCTATCGTGAAGATGATATAAATAACGCCTATAAAGCTATTGAAGAAATGGAGAAACTGGAACAAAAGGTATATCCTGACCGGAGTGGCTTTTTGAAGGATGAAGAAAAATAATTACCCTCAAATCCAATAAGAAATGAAGATAAGAATAGGAAAATCATTTGATAAAGAAACAAATGAAGTCTTTTATCAGCTACAATTTAAATTGAATGGAGAACGGACCTATAACGCATATTCTTATGATGTTTTTAAAGAGGAATCTGACGCAAAAGAAGCTCTTAACAAACATCTAAGCGGTGAGCGTGAATACACTTATTTTGTGAGTGCTGAAAAAGTTAAGAGAACAATCAAAGGAAACCGCGTAGATGTGAAAAAAGTATTAGCATTTCATGTTATGTCAGCTAAGTCAGATTTACCAGGTTCTCATATTTGGGTGAAAATTAACTAATAAATAGAAAGGCAAGAATAATATGACAGCAAAAGAGTTAATAAAAGAACTTGAAACCTGCGAACCCGACGCAGTAGTTTCAATCGTAATAAACGAAATAAATCTGGAAGTGACAGAACTTATCACTCCTGCACCTGAAATAGTAGAGTTATCATAACAATAAAGAAAGAAATATTATGGCAAAAGTATTTATAACAAGATATGCCCTGACATCGGGCATAAAGGAAGTGGAAACAGAAATTCATAAATCCAATTTCAAAGATTCTTCTAACTATGTAAGGGATAGTGCATATTCTTTTTATTACATAGGAAAGGATGCATTCCTCGATAAATCCGAAGCACTAAACAAAGCAGAGGGTATGAGAAAAAAGAAAATCGCTTCTCTTCGCAAACAGATTGAGAAACTGGAGAAGTTATCTTTTAATGAATAACCAAGATAAAGAAGGGTATTATGTGTTTGAAATTAATCTTTGTAATTCATTCTCCATATCTTCAGTTGAGATAGTTGTCAGGTATATATATGCCGTATCTTGCGTATTCTTAATCTCTGCTAAAGATGAAAGTGGTTTTATGTATGGTTTTATTTCCATACGTTCCTTTCGCGTTTCTCGTGTGTTTTCTTTGCATCTTACCTCTTTAGTAATCTGCTTTATGACAGCATCTAATTTATCATGATAAGAATCAACAAGGACTATGACTTTAATGTAATCATCTGTTTTAAAATCAATTTTTCTTCTTTTTGGTGGTTCATTTCGCAGCTTTATGGCATCATTTAAAATACTATTAATCTGTTGTTGCCCTAACTTTTTATCATGAAGTAGCATGTTGCATTTGACCTCAACAAGAATTTTATTAGGATCATCTATTTTAATGTCAAATCCATTTGTATTTGCTTTCGTTTCTTCCACTGAGGAAATTAAATTAAGTTTTTGCTCCTCATTAAAAGACAATATTTCTGATATTTTATTAGCTGTAGCTAATGTTGCTATTGAGGTCAATATATTATGCACGTTTGAAAGAACGGACTTTAAATCAAATAGTTCTTTTATCGTAATTTGAGATTTACTTCTCTTTCTAATTGAATCCGTGAAACGAGAATATTCACTAATTAATTCATAAGACCTTCTATATACTTCTTTGTTCATAGCATTTTGTTAGGATACAAAGGTAGGAAATTATTTTAAAAGATGAATGTTCCAATAAAATAATGAAGTGCATATATTTGAGCTGGCCAGCCTACATTTCATAATATGGGATAGTTAAATCTAAAGTAAAATCGGAAAATCCGATTTTGTAAAACAGTGATAAACCTTTAAAATGATACAGCCAAAGCATTACAATTATCACAACCGGTCCGGACCGCCCAAGTGCGTAAGGACTACATTAATCACTTCCGGCAGGAGAAGCCTTTAGAAGGCATATTATTCACTGACTTTATCCGGGATGTGCTTGAAAAGCGCAGCAGACGCAAGTCTGAGCACTATGCAGCCGTTTACGATGCGATCATAAAACACATTGATAACTTCTCCTCAGAGTTTGATTGTGACATATTCACCAATTCGGTGACGGCTGAGTTTTTGGACGATTTCATCATCTATCTGGAAGACCAAGGACTTCGACATAATACCATTGTCGGATACGTTCTGAAAATTCAATCACTTGTGCGTAGAGCATCTCAGTACAACTATGCAGTAGATTATACCTACGATGAGATTGATTTGAGGACTGAACCAACAAACGCTGTGTTCCTTTCGATGAATGAGATCACAAGAATATACTACTACAAGTTTGTCAATCAAGATAAGCGGAAAGCAAAAGAGCGAATCAGAGACATGTTCATACTAGGATGTCTTACCGCTCTTCGCTACTCAGACTATTCGAGACTGACAAGTCAGAACCTAATAAATGGTTATATTGTGATCCGGACAAAGAAAACGAACGTTGATGTTAAGGTCCCGGCACATGATTATGTGCGGGAAATTTTCTCAAAGTATGCCGGTCAGGTTCCATGCGGTCTTTGCATTCAGTACTTCAACAAGTATCTGAAAGTAATAATGAAGGAAATCGGATTGAATGACTTAGTTACCTATTCGTTCACCAAGGGCGGCGAACTGAAAACTGTTACTCGTGAAAAGTGGGAGCTGATTAGTAGCCATACTGCAAGGAGGAGTGCAGCAACAAATATGTATTTAACAGGACGGATGAAGACGTTCGAGATAATGAAGCTCACCGGGCATCGGACCGAACAGAACTTCTTTCGATACATCCGGTTAACTGGTGATGATACAGCCCGATCTATTTCGGGAGATATATTTTTTAGAAAGTAATAATTCAAATAAAATCATAGAAATATGGAGAAAGTAACAGTAAAAATAGAGTTAGAGAGAGAAGATATCTCTACTCTCATGTTCCTTGCTGGTGGAAAGTTATCAGAAGAACAATGGAATAAACTCAAAGGTACAGAATACACGGTGGAAGATGATGATTTGGAAGGTCAGGCAATTCAGTTGAAGTTGGCTATTAGTGGTATCGTAGTTGGCAATCTTCTAAAAAAGGAACTTTCAGAAGGTGAAGTTTCTAGTAAATCAACTTATCGAGAGAAGTTAATAGCTATGCGTAAGGAAATGGAAGAAAGGGGGCGATCATGGTAGGAAATATTCGTATTAGACGTAGGAAAGATAAATACCATGTTATGGAAGAGCAGGGAGATGGTAGATACTTTACTATTGAAGGAGGAAAATGTAATTCAAAGGAGGATGCCATAAAGCTAAAAAAACGATTTCTGTTCGTTAGAGAGAAAGTTAGATTGTTCAATCAGAATCTTAGAATACAATTGAGAGAAAAGAAACCAAATGGATGATCACATAAATCAAAGTTTGTATGCTGATTCAATAAAAGAAGCTACAAAAGTAGAGTTCCTTGCAAGTAGTGAGGAACTTTTTTTATATGCTGTTTCCCTGTATAACTCGATGATGTGGGGCAGAAAGATTGACCGGGAAAATCTTAGAAATAAGAAGAGATCAAAAAAAATAGGGAGAACTAGCAAGGTGTAAAAGCATTGTTCTCCCCAATCATTCACGATTGTATAGCAAATATACTATTTATTTTAAAAATAATCGTGTTATGGATAGAAATTTTAATGAAAAGACGTGGGTAAATGTACGTGAAATAGGGATAATTCTTAATGTCCATGCCTTTGTAGTGTATTCGTATTTATTACAGATTGGGGTAAGGTGTGTTAAAGATAGATATGGGAACGGGTATGTCAATGGAGTAGATATAACTAAGCATTTTGAAGGTTTAAAGAAATTCGTGAAAGGATTGAGGAATGGAAGAAAAGAGCAAGCCCCCCTCAAAGAGCTGGCTTTTATTGATCCTGTGATAGGGAGTCATAATGATTGGGAGAGTAAAGCGGATGGCTTGGACAAGGTGAAGAAGGATTTTTATGCCTCATATACAAATCAGGTCTACAGGATTAATCACTACCAGAATTTAAAGAAGGCTTTGTTCCGGTGGGAGCGTGCCACGAGAGTTTGGAAGTACGTGGAAGAAGAAAGAACTGCACAAGACCCTAATGAATGGATGGAGAGCATTTCGTTAAAATACAAGCTGTGTAATACGATATACGATGAAGAACGCCGTAAATCTGTACTTGACACAATTTGACATGGCTGTAAGAGTGATATCGGGTAAATTTGCTATTGATATAAAACTGATTATAGCATGGCGTACAATTTAAAGGAAATGACTGAAATGTGCTCTAAATGGGTGGCTGAAAATGGGCTAATGGAGCATGGCGGTGCGAGGTTGAAAGACTTCTGTGCTCATTTCGGCATATCGGATGAAACATACTATAGATGGTTGGAAAATGTGGATTTTGTGGATGCTATAAAAAAAGGGAAAAATGAGTTTAAAGAGAAACTGGAGCGGAGACTAGTTGAATCTCTGTCAAAAGCAGCTTGTGGATATGAATTTGAAGAAACCAAAACCGAATATGCAGGAAAGAAAGAAAAGAAGAAAATAGTAACAGTGAAGAATGTAGAGGCGAATGTTGGTGCTGCTATATTCTTGCTTACAAATATATCTCCAGATCGTTGGCGTAATAAACAAACTGGAACCGATGTGAAGACGGAAGGAGTAACATTGAAGGTCGAAGTATTGAAAGAAGAATCGGTTAGTAATATTAAGAAGCTCTCCACACTATCGCAGAAACGGAAGATGAAAGGAGAGGGGGAAACAGAAGGCTCTGAACAATGAAAACGACCTATGTTTTTGACAGGCTATTAGAAGCCACGGTAAATCCAGTGATTCGTGGAGTATCCTCACGGGGTGGTACTCGATCTTCTAAAACGTGGAGCATGTTACAGTTGCTTTATCTTATTGCCGAGAAGTCAGAAGCTCCTTTGCTCATATCGTGTGTAACTGATACAATGCCGGGAGTGAAACGTGGTATGTTTCGCGATTTCAAACGTATG